GAAGCGGCGGTGGAGATGAAAACAGCCGATCCCCATACTGCGGTAACGCCGCATTTTATAAGGCAGCTTATCCTCGACGGGAAGATTCCCTCGGTAATGGCGGGAAAGAAGTATCTGGTCAACCTTGACGGTCTGCAGGAGTATCTTGCGAATCCCTCTCCGGCGAAGGTGCTTCAGCCGGGAATCCGCAGAGTGAATGAGAGGTGAGCGTGTGGCGGATAAGGGATTTTTATTCTTTCACGATTGGGCAAGCCCTCTCCGTTACGGACGTGGACGAGCTCTGTCGGCTTGTGGAACGATGGAAAAGCTCTGCAGAGTGGAAGCGTGAAGGGGGACGGTATGTGAAGCAGGCTGCAAAATTCCTTGAGGAGATATTCCCGGAGAGGGTAAACCCACCCGGTTATAACGAGGCTGCGGAAGGATTTTGGAATGAAGCCGTAGAGGTTGAGCTGAGAAGGAGGATGATATAATGGACACCGTACCAAAGGTATGTGAAGAACTTCGCCGGAGGCGTGAGACCGCTATCAAGGAAGCGGAGGAAAGAACACGGGAATGCGAGGAGAAGATCCCCGAGCTTGCAGAGATCAACGGAACCCTCGGGAGCGCCGGTCTCCGTATGCTTGATGCAGCGTTTTATCCGGATGCAAAAGCACGGATATCCGTAATCGAGGCAGAGACACTCGAGCTCCGAAGGAAAAAAGCGGCTATTCTCATCGCTCACGGTTACCCTGCTGACTATGATTCCACGAAATGGACGTGTCCGGAATGTAAGGACACCGGGGACGGACAATTCGGTGCGTGCAAGTGCAAGCGTGAGCTTTTGGAGCTTGCGAGAATAGAGAACTCCGGACTCGGTAAGATTATGCGCGATCAGAGCTTTGACAATTTTTCTCTCGATTATTATTCTGACCGGGAACAGATCGCAGGACATCGGGACAGGCTCCGCGAGTGGTCGGAGAACTTCACCGGAGAGGGCAACTTTATTTTAACGGGCACAACGGGACTCGGTAAGACTCACCTTTCAACCGCAGTTGCAAAAGCCGTGATTCACCGAGGCTACAGCGTGGTATATACTACGGCGGACGAATTCTTTGGAGCATTCCAGGCGCAGAGATTCGGAGGCGGTCACGCAGGGGACGGAACTACGGAGAGATTCGAGAATTGTGATCTGCTTATTATAGACGATCTCGGGACCGAGGTAACGAATAAATTTGTGGTATCCTGCCTATACAATGTAATCAATTCGAGAATAAACAACGCTCGTGCAACTCTGATCTCCACCAACCTTGACGGACGAGAGCTGCAGGACAGATACGAGGAGCGCACCGCCTCGCGTATATTCGGGAATTACGTGGCTCTTGTGTTCTCGGGTAAGGATATAAGGAGGCAGAAGCTTGTCCGCTAAATCCTCCCGTAAAAGAGCAGACGGGGAGAGGGAGCCCAAGAGCCTTCTCCGTTCTCACGGGTACGAGATCGACAGAGGGGCGAATTTTTCACGGTATCGGCATCGCCGATATTGTTGTCCTTCGGGACAGCAAAGTGAAATATCGACAAGCGACCAGCGGGAGCGATGTACCCTTTCCTTCGGTACAGTGCCCGATCTTGTGGGACTGTCCGGTATACATATCGAATGCAAGCGTGTAGAACGACTGAACGTGTCCGAGGCTATGAGACAGGCTGTACGCGATTCCGAGCGATTCCGTGACGGTTTCCCTACCGTATTCCATCGAAAAAACCGTGAGGATTGGCTTGTAACTATGCGGTTCGAGGACTGGATGAAATTGTATGGAGAGAAAAGCAATCCCGCTTCGAAGCTCGAGGGAAGCCCGAGAGGAGCAAAAAATGAAACGCAAAAAGACAACAGATCAGCGGCGGAGCGAAACGCGTAATCGCAGGATATTTGAGGAGGAAGGCTTTACCCCGGAGGAAATACAAAGTCTCCCTAAAAACGTAAGACAAACGATCCTGATGAAGTATAAAATCCGTTGAAGAGAACACAAAAAGGAGAGGGACAAAATCCCTCTCCTTTGCCGCTTGAAGCGGTGTTTAACCTGTGGTGATCCCCATTCCTTTTTTGAGTGCATCCTGCAACACCTGCGAGAAGTTTACGCCCTGTTCGAGCGCACGTGCATTCAGCCACGCGGGGAGTGTTACCGTACGGTTTACGCTTTTGTTCTCCTGTGCCAGCCTGACGGATGGCATATACACCTCCACCATTGCAATGACCTCACCGTCCTCCAGCTCTATATCCTTGATTTTTGACGGAGAGGGAATATCGTCCCCGTCAAGCTCCATTCCCCATAGATGAAGCCCAAGAGCCTCCTTGCCCATTGCAAGAGCTTCTGCATCGTCCTCGCCGCTTGTAGCGCATCCGGGAAGATCGGGGAACGTCACAGCGATCTCGTACCCTTCCTCATAGGTAAGCACCGCGGGAAAAACATATCTGTCCGCCATAATTATACCGCCTTTCGTAAATTAACAGGGGGGAATCGGGATCACCCGAAGATGGAACCCGCTATTGCGGGTTACCAAGCAACGCGGTGAGTCCCGACTGCATAGCAATGCTTTTGAGGGTTTTCGGCGGTATATCCTTGCAAGGATGCTTCACCGTTACCTTTCCCTTTTTGGTGGGGTGTTTGTAATGGTGGTGGCCCCTTTCCGTGGATATGAGAATCCATCCGTCAGCCTTCAACATCGCTATAACTTCCCTTGAAGAATAGCTTTTCATAGGCTTCCCTCCTGTGATTATATTATAACACATATTATAGTATTTGCCAATAGGCATAGCAAATATTTTTATATTTGTTTGAAAATTTTATTTCCATCTCCGTTTACTACGGATCTGCTACTTATTTGTTACTTACTACTACTTATAAGTAACAAAATCCACGAAAAGACGTAAGAAACAAAATCACCGAAACCCCAATAAAATAAGGCGTTGCGAGAGTTTACAATAAATCACAAAAAATCCCAAATCACACTCCAAAACTGGGTGTCGTGGGTTCGAGTCCTTCTGCCCCTGCCAGCAAAAAACGCACTTTTGTCTACCAAGACAAAGGTGCGTTTTTGAATGATGTTTGCCTTCGGCAAATGATGACGGCTTCGCCTAATGATACTCGCTTCGCGAATGATGTGTGCCTGACGGCACATTGGGCAAACATCGCATCATTGCGACCAACGGGAGCAACATCATTTTGAGCGAAGCGAAAAACATCATATCGCCGCAGACGATGCATCATTTGATGATATACAAGGCTACGCCGTGATTTGTATTCAGAAAAGTGATATAATCTGTTCGATAAATTTGAATTTGAACAGCACCATTATTTAAGATATTGTTGGCTGTTTTCAAAACGAGGTAAAACGCTCTGAAACCGCCTTAAATAAAGGATTTTCGGCAAACAACTCATTTCATCCCATCACTATGTGTTACACCGTTTTACCCTCGCCCGAACAGATCATAAGGGCAAAATCAAGGGCAAGAATCATTAAGATACGGCAGAGTATCAAATAACGAAAAATACTTTCACGATTATTATACCGACGTGTAAATCTCGCACGCCGCATCCGTGGCACATCCGAAATCCGCGATCCAAATTCGCAACCGTGAAATGGTAGAGCGCGCCGATTTGATTATCTGCTACATTGGGCACCAAAAAGTCGGTGCATGGCAGACTGTAGATTATGCAATGAAGCAAGGCAAGGCTGTAATAAACCTTTCTGATGAGCACGAAAACAATTCCAAACTTTTTGAGAAAAGTGAAGAAAACCATTGAAAGATATGCGCTTTTGTGATATAATGTAATATCTATAATTATATGCAAATATGTAAGGAAAGGGGTTGCAATTTAAAATGGCAGTATGGTACAATGTCTTGACAAACAGACAGAATAACTGTACCCATTTTTGCCTGCGCCCTTATTTAGATACTAAAAGCCATCTAAGAGATGTGGTTTACCATACCTCTTTGGTGGCTTTGCTTTTTTGTTATTAGATAATGAAAAGAGGTGTATGCTGTGACGGAGAAAGAGTTAAAAAAACTGAATCGCTATCAACTTTTGGAACTGCTTATTATTCAAACAGAACGTGCTGATAAATTACAAGCAGCCTTAGAGGAAGCAGAGCGGCGTTTAAATGATAAGGAGATTAACCTTTCTACCTTGGGTTCAATTGCAGAGGCCTCTTTGCAATTGCATGGCGTTTTTCAGACGGCACAAGATGCAGCAGATACGTATATCAATGCGGCAAAGAAGCGTGCCGAAGAAATAGAGGAAGAAGCTCACAAAAAAAGCGCAGCAATTATCGCTCAAGCGTTAGAAGAAGCGCGTCGTATAAAAGGTGAGAATGACGTATGAAAAAACACTTTGGAAGACATAGCAAAAGAGATCTTCCGGCAGTAGATGATCTTCAAAAAGAACTGAAGCGTGAACGGTATAAGCGTCGCTTCCGCAAAATACTTA